TGCGCTCCACCCAGCGGCGAATAGCGCCGGTGACGCGCTGGATGTTTTCCATAATATCCATCAGCGGTTCGCGCAGGGTTTCGCCCAGACCGCTCATCACGTTTTCCGTTCCGGCTTTAACCAGCATCCATTGCGCGGACAGGGAATCTTTATTGATATCGGACTCTTTTTGCATGGAGCCTTTAGCCCCTGCCCCTTGCGTCAGCTCCAGCTGGCGGCGCAGTTCGGTCAGGTTATTGGCGAGCTTAGTGGCGTCATCCCCATATTCTTTACCAAACAGCTGTGTCAGTAGCGGGGTCTGCTCCTCCGGTTTCAGCTTATTGACCTGTTCCAGCACGGTCATGATGGTGCCCATGGAATCGTTCACCATGGATTTCTGCAATTTGAACGGATCAAGTTTCAGTGTCGCTAAACCATCCTGAAAGCGATTGCTCTGAATAGAGGCAATGGACAATTCCCGCACCATGGCTTTGGCGGCGCTGGCGGCCACTTCCGGTGCCGAGCCTAACGTCAGGAATGTAGAGCCGAGTGCAGCGGCTTTCTGGTAGTCCAGACGGTTAGCGGTATCACCCATGCGTTGCAGCACATCAATGATATCTGCGCCTTTGGACATGGCGTTATCATCCAGATAGTTGATAACGTCGCCCAGTTGCTCAATGTTGCTGACAGGCACTTTGTACAGCTGCGCAATCTTGCCGAGGTTCTCAGCCAGCTGGTCTGCGGGTAATTCAAATGCAGTGGCCGCTTTTGCAGAGGTGGACGCAAAATCCAGCAGTTGTTTTTTCTGCTCGGCCCACGATGTCGCATTGGCTCCGATCCCCATACGGGCACCACCTTCAACCAGTGCCGCGTAATCTACCGCACCGTTCTGCATCGGCAGCTGTTCACTGGCGGTTTTAATGGCTGCCTGCATTTCATAAAATTGTGCCGTGCGGTTGCCGTTGTTATCGCGCAGACCATTAACCTGTTTCGCCACACCCTTCATGGCATCTTCCAGGCTGGCGTAGTCTTTCACCGCAGACACGACCGGCGCACCCATTGCCACACCCGCACCCGTCATGGCCGCACCGGCACCCGCCACACGGTCGCGCACTTCAAGTGTTTTGGTGTACTGGTTACGTGCGTTGGTCATTTTTCGCTGCTGTTCGCCAGCCCGTCGTAATCGGGCTTCATTCTCCGACAACTGACGGTTATAGCGTTCGGTTTCGCGGGTAATACGGGCAGTAGCACTGGCGCCATCATTCGCAGAAATACCAGCGCGGTAGAGTTCGGCGCGAACCTGGGCGGTTTTCGTCTGGAGTTTGCCCTGGCGTTCTTCCAGCCGTTGGACAGCAAGGCGCTGTTTTTCCAGTGCCAGCACCTGACGTTGTGATGGTGGACCGGATGCGCCCAGCTCCTGATTCATCAGGCTGGCTTTCTGGCGGGCGTAGTTGAGGCGGTCACCCAGCTTCTGGTTTTCTGCCTGGAGTTTCTTAAATCCCTCCAGTTTTGCGCTGCTCTGATTAAGCTGGGTTAAGGCATCGCGGGATTTTTTGACCGACGCGGCCAGCTCCTGGGTGCTGGCACGCGCCTGTTTAAACGGGCGGGTTAGTTTGTCGATGGCACTCATCACGACCTGCAAGCGCAGGTTACGGTCATTCATCAGTGGCGGCTCCGCTTCGCATAATGGCTTTATGCCGCCACGCCAGAACCTCCGTCAGTGACATTTCACCGGTTACAGCGGGCGGCCAGTGAAAGATGGTGGCGATATCTGCCACCAGGTCATCAACCGTCAGTTCTGTGGGGAATCCAACGTCACCGACTTCGGCAACAAAAAAGAGACTAACTCAATAGATAGCTGCAACAGGTCGGCAGGCTCCATCAACATAATTTCGGTTTTGGTCAGTGTGGGCGTGGTGACACGGGGCAGCACAATCATCATGGAATCCACATCCATATCCATCAGCGCCTGCAAGCGGGTGCCACGTAATGCGCCAGAGTTGGGCTTGCGGACAGTGATTCCCGTGATGGTCATTGCACCGCGCTGAAGCGGGTTATCCAGTTTGACGGTTGCCTCAGTTTTTGGCAGCTCGGTATTTTCGGTTGTGATAGCGTCGTTTTTCATGGTGTTATCCGGTTACGTAGGTAAAGGGTTCAGGCGCGGCAACCGCGCCCGTAATGATTACAGGCCAATCGCAGCGCGGTGTTCGGCAAGCAGGTCTTTACCGTCCACAACCCAGACCATGTTGATGGTGTCCACTTCGTAGAGCACTTCACCGTTCAGGGTCAGTTTGGCGTAGGTGTTGGTGCTGGACACTTTGGTGGTGGAGCTGTCGCCTTGCTTAAATTCACCAGAATCCAGTTCCTTATGACGACCACGGGTGACCAGTTCCAGCGCCTGCACTTCACCGGTATCATCGCGTTGCAGTGAGGCGGTAAATCGCAGCATGATGCCGTCAGCGGTGACCGTTCCCATCTGACGGAATAACAGCGCTTCCGTACCCCCAATGGTAAACTCGGTATCCAGTGCGCCATCATCCAGACCCAGACTGATATCCACCGAGCCGGGCATACCGCCGCCGCGATACTTCTCAAACTTTTCTGTCAGCTTCGGCAGGGTCAGGGATTCCACAATCCCCACCCAGTTAACGCTGTTGTTAAACAGGTTCAGATATTTAACTTTACGTGGCAGAGCCATTTATTCCCCTTAGCCTTTCGCCTGGCTGGTGAAGTCCATCAGATAGGAGTCGGTAATGCGCTGGCGTAACAACAGGTTTTCCAGCGGTGGAACCGGCGTGTAGTCGTAATCAATAGTGAGCTTCCCGGCCTTGAGGGTGTCTTTGTTGTTAGCGTCGTCGCTAATCCACGCATCACCACCCAGCAGATAACCCTGGGTGACCAGTTCGCGGAGTTTGGCGCGGATACCTTCGACAATGTCGCGGGCCAGTGACGGGGTCAGTGTCTGGTCCATGGCCCAGAAATGCGCCTCGGCCATGGTGTCCATCAGTACCTGCGCGGTGCGGGTGTAGCACTCAAACTGGAACAGTGGATCGGCGCTTAACGTACGCACACCCCAGAAGCGGAAACCGTCACGGCGGATCAGCGTGGTGACGTCTTTACCGTTGAGCAGACCGGCGTCGGTGTTCGGGTCCTGCAAATCCCAGAACACATCTTCTGAAATACCGGTCACGCCCTGCACGGTGACGTTGGACAGACATTTATGCCAGCCGGTCTGCTCATCAATCAGCGCACGCAGACCCAGCGCACGGGCGGTTGCCCAGGCAGTGGTTTCAGCGTTCTTTGCCGTATCCCAGTTGATGAAGTCAGGCCAGATAAGCATGGCTTCACGGTCACCGAAATTATCGCGGTAGTTCATGGCCTCCACGAAGTTGGCGCAATCCCACGCTGAAATGTAGGCAAAACCGCGCAGTTTTTTGGCAACAGAAATCAGTTCCGCTGCCACTGGCTGACTGTCCAGACCCGGCACACCCAGAATGCGTGGTTTTACCCCCAGCTTTTGCTGGGCGGTCAGCAGCGCTTTCAGCCCGGTAGGTGAACTGACCGCTGCCGATGCGGCGGTGCCATTTTTCACGACCGGCGTGTGTGCAGCATCCAGCCCCAGTAAAGGGCCTAAATCGGTTTCGCTGGTCACTGGCTGCGCGGCGGCCACTTTGGAATTCACACCAGTGGATACAGACGTAACAATGAATGTCCCGGCTGACTGGTTCCACGATACGGTAGCTCCGGTCAGTTTGGCGGTAACGGCCGCCGCAACAGCGGCAAGGTCAGCGGCACCGGAGAAATCCAGCCCGGTGATGGTTTTCAGTGCGCCATCAATCGTGATTTTCAGCGTGCCGTTTTTGACGGCATTGAAGCGGGCAATCAGCTTTTCATTTGAGGTCAGCGCGGGGCTGGTCAGCGTGCCTGAAGTGGCGGGGTCACTGCCGTTGACGGCCACGCCCGATACGGCGACCGGATTATGTGCGGCGTCCAGTCCCAGCAACGGACCGGCGTCGGTCACCACGTTGACCGCCATTGCCACACCGAGCATGGAAGCAATGCCGGTTGATGCCGATGCCATGATAAAACTGGCCCCGTTCCAGGCAATTGTAGCCCCGGAGAGTTTGGCGCTAATTGCGGCGGCAACGGCAGCCATATTGGCGGCATCTGTTCCGGCTGCGATACCGGTCAAATCCACATCTGCAAAGGTCTGCGTCTGGCCATCAACGCTGATTTTAAGAATGCCGCTTTTTACTGCTTTGAAGCTGGCAAAAATCAGTTCCTGCGGGGTCAATGCTGCACCAGTGAGTGAGGCTGATGTGGCAGGAGTGGCAACACCGGAAACCGCCGCACCAATTACATTACTGGTGGTTTCGGCGGCGTCCTGACCTTCTGCAACGCGTACCACCACAACCACAGGACTGGTCTGTGCGGCGATAGCGTCAAGCGCGTTATACAACGTGCCGCTTCGGCCAGCTTTCGCCATAGCGCTGTTGATATTGGTGATGAGTGCGACTTTGTTTAGCGGGAATGTTTCAGCGTCTGCATCATCAGCGGTGCAAACCATGCCGATGATACCCGTTGAAATTGTGCGGATGGTGCGCGTACCTTCATTGATTTCAATGACGCGTGCACCATGATGGTAATCTTGCATGTTGCGGCTCTCCTCATGAGGTTTCCGCTCCATGTTGCGGTCATTTCAGGGCCGGTTCACGCACTGGCCATTGTGCCAGCTTCCACACAACAGCCATAAAAAAACGGCCTCGCACTGGAGGCCGTAAAGCTATTCTACAAAAGGTTCCTATGTTGCTGGCTTTTCTGGCCACACGGGCTTTGCAGGATCAACCTTTGTCAGTGCATAGCGGTATTTTTGCCACGCAACAAGTCTGGGTTTGTCTTCATCGTCAATATATCCTCCGTCGCTGGCATCTTTTAGTGGCGCAATCATCGCCGAAGCCTCTGCCAGTAACATGGATTGTTTATGGGATGCCACAGCGGTCAGCTCTTCTGGTGTCGAAGGTGGGATATCCACCCACGCAGGAGATCCTTCACTATCGACGCCGCGTGTTTTCCCGTGTGGTGCCGTCAGGAATTCCAGGTAAACCTCATTCTCTACAGGCACAGCATCAGCTGGCCATGTACCAGATTTTTCATAATCTTCTATTAGGGCTAATGGATAAAAAGCGAGAGTAGTTGCACTGAAAACATATTGGCTTGTCATGTTAGTTACCTATAGCAATCCATTTTACTGGCGTCTGGGTGCGCGTTACTGTGACGACGTTCTGCGACACAACCCACGCCACGATATTCAGATTTATTTTGTCTGTTGAGTTAATGGCCACAATATTTGCGTTATTGACATCAAGACAGGAACCCACAATCTGAAACAGATTATTAGGAAAAGGTATAGGGAATGGGATGGTGACTAATGCCCCCGGATCCGTTCCAACCTGTCCCCACTGGATGACTACACCGGACGGCAATTTCAGCCAGCCTGTTGAGTTCGCACTGGCTGTGAAGCTGGACATA